GTGAAAATAATCCAACATCTCAAACATCTCGGCGAGGGTGTCTGCGAGATTCAATGCGAACGGTGCGAACGGGCGTTCTATTTTGATCTTCAAAACGAACATAATAACGGCGCGGCAGTCTGTCCGCTTTGCGGTTTATCGGAACGCATTAAAGACCTTGCCGGCCTATATTTTGTCCAAGTGAATTACGAGGGAGGCTCAGGCGGTGTGAATTGGCAATGCGGGAAATGCGGTTGTGAATTTATTTTTCACAACGGCGAAACGGAGGAATCAATAATTTGTCCTAATTGCCACCATAAGAAATCTCAAAACAACGCAACGCAAGAAATAATAATCGAGGAGACGGCAATATGATTGAATTCTTAAAATGGATTACAGGGTATAAGTTTTTAGAGTTGCTTTATAAAAAAATAAAGGGCTCGGACAGTGATAGTAGTTCCGAAAACATTTGGAAATGCTCCATGTTCTTTCCGTACAAATCCGGTTCGGCATGGTCTGGAAACCAGGGCGTTGACTCTTCGCTAGGTTATGCTTCGTGCCATGGCACAGCGGGAGAAAACGAACGGCGGCAAAACATGTACAAACAGATTCAGTCCAACGGCGGGGATACGCTTATTTTTATTTCCGAACGACTCTATGGGCGGGATGTGCCGCATCTTGAGTTGCAGATGTTTTTAACAAATCGCCTCCATCCCGACGGAAGCCGCAGAATGAACGACGCGGAGAACGAAGTAATCAAGGCGCGGGCGTATGGGATCAACCGCTGGATCGTTTCACTATTTAACGACGACAGCACTTATTTTAATGATGGAGAACCAAAAATATTCAATGCAACCTTGTTCGAGGATTATATCAAACAGATGTGCGAATGCTACGCATGGGCGACGGTTGACGAAGTAGCGTTTATGACTTGCCTGGAATCGAACGAAAGATTCAGCGTTGACCAATGGACTCAAATTATCGGATGGATACGACAATACAGCAATGGCAAGAGAATCATTGTCGGTTCTGCCAGCTCTGATTTTTTAAAAGCCGTCCGGGCGCGGAACACGGACGTTGAAATGTGGGCGGAAACATCAACGGAAATCGGCGGCGATGGTCATCCATTTCTTTTGAATATGACCAATGCGGACAAGTATCTATCCAAACTCAAAGACCTGATAAAGACCGGCAAAACTTGGGCGGGAGAATATGGCCGGGGCTCCGACGAAGCCGCACAATATGTAACCAAGCAGGCGCAATTAATCGGGTGCGCTGGAATCGGTAGTTACGTCAAATCATAGGAGGCATTTATGGACTGGAGCACTATCGCATCGTTATTTGATAAGGCCATAGCGGGTGTTACGAGCTTGTTCGGCTGGCTCGGCAAAGGGACGCTGGATAAAACAGAAATTGAAAAAGCCAAACTGGAACTTCAGAAGGTCATCGCGCAACTGGAATTTTCAAAGGCGCAAATGGCGATCTGGGTTCAGCAGTCTTTGATTGATATGGAGAAATCCACCGGCGCGCGTTGGCGGACTCCACTGATATTAACCACCGGTATTGCTCTGGTGGGCGTGTGCGTCAACAACGTCTTGGCCTATACCTATCTGCCATCGGCGCGGATGATCTCGATGGCGTCAAGCGAGGTTATCGTTCTAGTCGGTTTGTTTGTCCTACTTGTTACCGGCAGTATTGATCTTTTAATGAGCGTGTTTAAAACCAAGAAAGGAGAAACGAAATGAACATTGATATCATCGCATTGCTGAAATCAAAGATAGTCTGGGCAAACGTGATCGGTTTAATTGTCGCCATTGCCGCAATATTCGGCGTCGAGCCGGGAATGACTGGGAAGACCGCTGAATATGCAACGACGGCATTGGCCGCCCTGAATATTATTTTGCGCCTGTTTTCTCAGGGGCAGATTATTTCTAAGAAATGAATTGCTCCCAACCGGATCAGTCTTGCGTTTTCCAAGCGCGAGACCTCCGGGCGGGTTATTCGGTCTGGTCATTGATCGGCATCTTACGTGCAGGTTCATGCGTGATCTTGTTTCGGTGGAGAAGCGGACTTTGACCAGACCACCAATTTATAAAATGAAAAATGAACGTATATTTTGGTTGTCCTTTGTAGTTGGTATTTTGCTTGGCTTACTTATTAACGAGGTTTTTGCCGACTCCGTTTCAATCTACGAGGAAAATGACGTGCTTGAACCGGACGGGCAGGGGAGTAATACTGACGGCTGGTACACCCAGGCATTGCAATTTCAGTACGAATCTACAAACGGATGGGGGTTAAAACTGACGCAACAAATATATACGCCGGAGAACAAGGACAGCCCTTTGCCGCAGTATGGCGATCGGCCGTATGCCGGATACCTGCATGGCGCGTGGTATAAAAATTTTCTCTCCGGCCAACAGGATGATTATTTTCAAATTGATGTCGGGGTTATCGGCCCGGCCAGCGGCGCGGAGGACGTGCAAACTGGATTTCATAAACTTACCGGGATGGCATTGCCCCAGGGATGGAAATACCAGCTCAAGAATGAGCCGACCTTGAACGCGGCATATTTCAAAAGCTATTCCCATCGGTTTTATCCGTGGCTAGAATATAAGCCGCTGGCCGGTGTGAATTTTGGAAATGTCCTTGTGGACGCTGAAGCCGGGAACTTTGTCCGGGCAGGATATAACCTCCCCCGAAGTTTCAATCCTACAATATATTCATTCTCACAAGAAAACCGGAGAATGAAAGACCGACCCTTTTATGCCTATGTTTTTGCCGGCGTTGTTGGACAGGCAATCGCTTATGATCACCTACTCGATGGTTCCCTGTTCCAACACGAGCAGGTCAGTGTAAAACATAAAAATTTTGTGGCAAACGGTTCCCTGGGCGCGTGTATCGGCCTATACGATTTCGAGCTGACCTTCACTCATTGCGAAGTTACCGAACAGTGGCTTTCACAACCGGAGAGGGATAATAAATACGATTCAATCAAGTTAAGTTGGAAATTCTGATGAAAAAACTGATTGCCATATTGATGTTATGCGTTACGACCGTTCTGGCGGGGCCAGTAGGAAGTACGTCTGAATGGGGCATAGTGATTCAACCCTGCGCATGGTGCGGGAAAACGAACGATATTGAGGTTCATCATATAATTCCACAGGCAGAGTGTAAAAGGATTGGCAAGCCTGAATTGATTTACGATACAAATAACATGGTCTGTCTATGTCGTACGGGCGGAAAGGGTTGCCATTTTTATATCGGGCATCATGGGGTAAGTTGGGATTATGTTTTTACCAACGTGATGATCGTGATTAAGGAAGGTAAAAAATGACCGTTGACGCGGCACAATTAAAAACAGACCGGGCGGCCATGATTGCCGATTGGAATGTTGAAATCACTTTCGGCGCAAACAAGGTATATGGTGTTAAATCAGTATTGGTCGAGACCGAAGTTGCGGCGTCGGCGGGAGCACTTAAGGGATACAAAATGAGTCTGCATTGTGTAACGGCAGACTGGACAACCGCTCCGAATACCGCCGCGCCTGGCGATGGCGATTTGATTACGGTTGCAGGTGTGGAATACCGGATTTTGCGGGTAAATCCGGACGTGGTTGGAACAAGGTTTGATGTTGGCGAAAAATACACACCGAGGGCGACATAAGATGTGTTGAAGTATGAGAGTATCGGGGTAATGGAGTAAAAACAAAGATGACAGACCAGATTGTTGACATCGAAAGACGATTGGAATTAGCGGCGCAAGAACTTTTGAAAGCCTTTACGCTTTTGACGAATTTAACCACGGTGGCGCGGGTGTTTATCCGGCGGGATACAAGCCATGCGGCGGATTATCCTTGTGCTTTGATTCAAGCGATAGGTTTTGCGGAATTTGGCTTACATACCGGCTGGTATAAGGGCGCGTTGCAATTATCCGGGCAGACATACCGGGAAGACGATAAAAGCCGGGGGACGTTAAAGCAGATTCTTGGAGCGGCACGGGCCTTTGGACAACAAACAGATTTAGCAACACAATTTAATGCAACCGCGATCGCGACAACGGAGGCGACCGCGCTTGATGTGCGGGACGCTTCGCTTGAGGGCGGTTCATTTGATGCGAGCGAAGATAAAATTCAAGAGGATGTATTGACGTTGGCGGTGGTATGTCGTCCATCTCAAGACATTGTCGTAAGCGTGCCGCAGGTTGACGTAACTACCGGACTTGTTCTTGCGGTTGACGGGGACAATTTAACGGTAAAATGGCACGGAAAGGAATTTACGGTTTTAACGGCAAGCGAATAGAAATCATTTTGAAAATTTACAGCACGGCAACGCGCCGGAGTAATTAACCGGAGCGGGCCTATAGCCAATATTTACGGGCGGCTGTTGTGGAGCCACAACCTCCACGACGCCGCCCTTTTTATTTGCCGTGAACTTTCAGAAATAACAAACGGGCTAAGGCCCAAAACAAGAAAGGAAAAGTCATGAGTAAATCAGAGCAGCAGGATCAGGAAAACGAAAAGGCAGAGATGGAGCAGAAACCTATTACGCCGGACGGCAAATGCCCGAAGTGCGGCGGCGATTCGATTGTCCTGACCGAATTGATGAAAGACAACCGGATTGTCAGGCAACGGCAATGCAAGAAATGCGGCAAGGTTTTTCTGGCGTGATGTAAAGGTCAAAATCAGTTGAAAGGGGGTGAATAACATGAGCGTAAGACTAGGAGATAGCAGGTTGACGTTCGGTGTTGACGATGAGGCTTGGGGTTATGTCCAAAATATCAAAGAAGACACCGGATCACAGAAGGTCGCCGCCGCAAACGGTAGCGGAAATACGGTTGCGGTCGAGTTCTTCAATGTCGGCGAAAAGAAAGTGTCGGGTTCGTTTTTCTTTTTGAGCGACCAGACCGGCGGACCGCTGAATCACATCGGAGACGCGACCGGATGCACGATTACCGGAGTAACCGGGACGATCTATATAGATCGCGCAGGGAAGGCCAGGGCGTCAGGGTCTTGGACGGTGATTGATTTCGAGGGGACTTATTACCCGCATTTGGTGTTGTCATAAGGCGGATAGCGGCGTGGACGGACGCCGCAAGTCTGCATAAATCAAATCAAGGAGAGTCATGACAAGTTTGAAAACGATAGATACCGATTTTGCGGCGGCCATGATGATGCGTGGCGCACGCCTGATTGAGTGGCAAAAATCGCAGGACGGAAGAAAATTGTACTGGCACTTGTCCGAAGTAAATCCCGACTGGATTACAGATTATAGGGACGGACGCGACGGCATAAATAAATTCGTTCAATGCCGTCGGATGCTCGTGAACGTTTGTAAGACAGAGTTGCCGCAGAAATAAATCAAAAAAACGAAAGGAAAAATTAGATGAAAAAGAACACAGCAAGCGCAGACCTCGACCCTCAAGCCGTCAAAATTGGTAAATGGGAGTTCCCTCCTTTGACGATCAATACGGCAATTCTACTCGAACGCATAGACTCCCCGTTTATGCGTCCCCCGGAAATAGTTCCTGGTTCCGGCAAAGTCAAGATCGGTAAAAACGGCAAGCCGGAGCTTGACCAATTCGGCAAGGAAATTGTCGAGTTTGAATACGTGAAGACCATTCCAAAGATTGAAGATTTGGCAAAAACTCTTTACGTGCTCATTCACGCTGAAGATCCGCCGCCGATTCTGGATGCTATTTTGAATGACGAAACCAAGTTCCGCAACAGCGTAAGCGAACTTGCGCGGCAAATCTCTTTCCGTGAAATGGCGACAATCACAAAGTCCCTGAATGATTTAATGTCCGCCGCCGATAAGGCGGTCAGTGAGGCCGGGCTGGAGGGCGACGGAAGAAAAAACGATCATGGGCGTTTTTCCTGATTGACGCCCTGATGAGCCAGTACGGCGGCGTGGGGATGGATGACGTTCGAAAGTGGATGAGAATGCCGATGATAACGGTGATCCGCTTGCTCGGCGCGATGAAACGCAGGCTGAATCCACAATCCGCGCCGCCGGGGGCTGATGTTGATGAAAATCAGGACGCGGCGATTATCGCGATGCTGAATAAAAAAGTAGAGGAAGCGAAAAGACGTAATCAATGAGTGCAAGTTTAAAATTCAACACGGATGATTTCAACCGCAATCTGGCGCGGGTGCAACAGTTGATCGGCAGGAATGCTCAATCCTATGTCCGCACCACGGCCCGGCGATTGGTCAGAAGTCTGCCTTACACCGGCCCGCGGGCCCCTACCAATATTCGCGGTTCGGGCAGGTTGCGGGCCGGTTTCTGGCCTGCCGCAATGGCCCTTGGTGTAACTAACATCTACACACCTGTCAGCATGAACATGAGCGAAGGCTCGGCTGAAGATAGAACATCTGAAAGCAAGCCGTCATTCAAAATTGTTAATTCCGTCCCATACCTCCAGAACTTAAAAGGCGGCTTAGCATGGGCGGAGAATGCAAAAAGATATGTTGAAATGAAGTCCGTTCAAGACCTTGAAAAATATGCAAAAGCAAGCTGGGAGAGAGAAGATCTGATTGATGATATGTCGTCCGAATAAAGGATAAATTATGAGCATGGAATTAACTGCGGTAGTTGCCCTTGACCATTCAAAATTTTCTTCCGGTCTTTCTTCGATTCAAAGCCTTTGCGCGAATACAACAGGGGCGATGATGGCCGCATTCGGCGGCGTGAGCACTGAAATATTGGCGATGGGTAAAGCTTTCGGAACCGTAGGCGTGGCCGTGGCGACCTTGAAAGAAGTCTCCACCGCCGGAATGGGTGTTCAACAATCCATTGCGAATCTGCGGGCGGAAACAGGTTTTACATCCACGGAAATCAAGGGGCTTACCGATCTGGCCATGTCCATGTCCACAAAGATGACGGCCGGGACGGGCGAGATTGTAAAAGCTATGGCCGCGCTCCACGCGAATGGTTCCGAGACAGCGGACATGATACGCGATACCTTAACCCCTGCTCTCGAATTGGCAGATGTGGCCGGGATGGATATGGCCGCCGCCGCTGACGTGATGAATACCACCATGAAAAACTTTGGCTTGACGGCAAAGGATTCGACTGAATTTGTGAATCTACTTGCCGAAGCTTCAAATCCGGTAGAGATGCAGGCTTTCACGGATGCATTATTAAAAGCCAGTCAGACGGCGCAGGGATATGGTATCAGCGTTAAAGAGACCGTGGCGATGATGAAGCTATTTGAGGAAGCCGGAATGGAAGGCGGCAAGGCTGGGCAAGCGTTTTCAATGGTCATGGATAAACTTTCCGATGCCGCTAAGAAAATGGAAGGGCAAATTGGGGCTGCCTTGGCTGGATGGAAACCTTCGGTTGAGGGCATGGCGGGAGCCTTGGACAGATTAAAATCTTCCGGCGTCTCCACGCAAGAAGTCCTTGACGCTTTTGGCCCACGGGTTGGCGGGGCAATGGTTAAAATGCTGAACGAAGGCGGACCGGCCTTGCGTGAACTTGCCAGCAACCTTGAAAACGGCAAAACAATGGCCGGGTTATATGAGGCGAAAAACGCCACGCTGGGAGCGTCTCTTAAAACTCTTGGCAATACAATAGAAAACCTGAACGTCTCGGCGTTTATCCCGATGGCCGATGCACTCAAAAACATGATCGGGAATATTCAAGATGTTATTCAGTGGGTTGGAAAACTTGCCAGCGCGATGATTTCCGGCAACTGGTCAACAGTCAGAAGCATGTTTTCCGATCTTTGGGTTGATATTATTTCTGGTGTTCAAGGGGCTTTTGAGAAAGTGCGTGAATATGCGGGCAAAATGGCCGATACGTTCAAAAATCTGAACTGGGGCGATTCGTTCAGCACGCTTAAAACAACTGCGATTGAAGCCTGGAATAAAGTATGGACAGAAGCGCAGACGGCCGTTTCAAAAATATCCACGTTTTTAAAAGGTCAGGACTGGGGGGCAGTCTGGGAAAGCGCAAAGAGCGGGTTTATCACGGCGGTCAATTTCTGGTATTCCCACTTGGCGGAAGTCTGGGGAAAAATCGCGTCATTTTTAAAAGGCGTAGACGGCGCGGCATTGTGGGAATCAGTCCGATCTGGCGCGGTCAAAGCATGGTCGGAAATTGAATCCATTGTCAAATCTGTTTTACCGAGCATCCAGCAATACGCTGAAAACGTTTGGAACACTATTGCCACAGCGGCAAATCTGGCATGGGACATGATCAAGCAGGCCTGGAACACTGTTGACTGGTCTAAGGTGATGGATGATATAAAGAGCGGGTTTGACTCCGCCATTGAAAAGGTGAAAGCGTTCGGGCAAACACTGGCGCAGAATCTTGGCTTATCTCAAACATTTTCCGCGCTCTCCGGCTTGCTTGGCGATCTGAAAGTTTCTTTTGGAAATGCGTTATCAGGTGCCAAGGAATTATTTGCATTCCTTTCAAATGTGAATTGGTCAAGCATCTTGCAAGGTGCACTGAAAGCCATTGACACAATTCTGGCCGGTCTGATTACCACTGTTGACCTTGCCTTGAAGGGGATTAACGGGCTTGTCGCCGGCTGGCAAAGTTTATCCGATGGAACGAAAGCCGTTCTTGCTGTTTATGCCGGAACAGCCGGAATAGTCGGAGCGTTCATTTTATTTGTTGACATTGTCGGCAAGGCTTCAGTCGCAATGACAGCGTTTGCATTTGCCATGCAAGGGTCAGTCATTTCCGCGTTGGAAACATTTTATATTAAACTTATGTTGGTGAATACCAGCATGACCTCATTCCCGATCTTGGCCGGAGGCATGGTTGCCGCCGCCGGAGCAATCGGGGTTGGACTTGGGCTATTGATTCGTCAAATCCCCGGAGTTGCCGATGCTTTGGATAAGCTCACGGTCAAGGTTGGTGAATTTTGCGGATGGATTGAAAAAGAAGACCCGATCTTAAAGGCCAATGCCGAACGCCTGGCTAAACTCCGTCAAGAAAACAGCGACATGATAATCGCGCAAGAAAAGGCGCGGCAAGCCACCGAATCAGCCACACAAGCGGCAGAAGCGCAGGCAGAGGCCATGAACGCCCAGGATGATGCCGCCGCTGAATTGCGTAACCAGATGATTAAAGCGGCCGGGGCGGTTGAAACTTTCGCAACGGCGGGCAAAAACAATTCCGCTTTCCTGGATACGCTGACAGGCAAGTCAAACGAGGCCGCCGCCGCTATGGCGAATGAAATCATTATCATGCGGCAGTTTGCCCCGGCCTCCGCTGATATGGGGATAGGCTTGGACAATCTTAGTAAATCCATGAGCGCGATAGAGCCGGCGGCAAAAGCGATGCAAAACGCTTTTAATGATATTCGGAACGTCAATTTCCAGATGAAAATTGAACTGCCGGAAATGACGAATATGAAGGTTGCGGTCTGGGGCAGTTTCTTCGAGATGATGAAGAGCTTTGCGGGTCGGGTTGTTGACGTTAAAATATCCCTGCCTGATATGAGGAATAACCTCGTGGAAATCTGGGGCAATTTCTTCAATATGTTGGAAAAACATGCCGGAAAATCTTTAGGTGTGGATATTAAGTTGCCTGATAATTTTACCAAGATGACCAATAGGCTATCGGAAACATGGGGGCATTTCTTCGAGAAAGCCATCCCGGTTGCTGGAAAGGCGGTAACGGTCAGCATTTCAGAGTTGCCGAACCTCACGAATACGCAGGTTGACTTGTGGGGTAAATTTTTCGGCTTTTTATCTGGCAAATCAATGGGGGACATAAAAATTCCCGAAGCCCCAAACCTTACAACCAATCTGGCGAGCATTGATAAAAGCCTGCAATCCCTTGTTGCCATGAAGGGCGTGGTCTGGGCTTAGAAATAAAATGAACATCGTTGGATCATTATTGCAACCGACGGCGCGATATACGGAATCTCATGAATCCGGCTCCGTATCGGATACCATTGAAAGCGGCGTCCGCACGCGGGTGGTAACAAACGTCTATCAATGCTATAAATCCGAAGTGCGAGATGTAACCAAGAGCCTTGAAAAATATCCTGCCGCGCTGTTATCCGCCGGCGGGCGCAAGGCGAATGGATTGCTGGCTAATTATATCAATTGGGGGGCTGGGTATGAGTTGACCGGCGTAAATGTGTTAGAGATATCCCCTCACATGTCAAAAGTATCAGCGCAATATACCGCCGAAGACCCGGCAGGTGCGGATGGGGTAGAAGCGTCAGGGGATACCCGCGGCGGAATCCTTGGCAGATTTTTGGAAGGCGGGGAAATATATGCGGAAACACCGGCCAGCGGAAAACTACGAGAGGAAAGGGTTTTCCTTTCCGATTCTTTTGGCTGGAACTGGGGATTGAATGTTGACAAGGCGATTATCTGCATGAAGTCAGATGCGCGGGTTGTGGCGGATAGTCTTTCCCTTGCCCCATCTGAATTGATCACAAACAAAGGCTCTGGGCCAACCGTGAACTGGGGCGGCTCTTATGGCCTTGTCAGTATTTACGGCGCGGCACTCTCCCCAAGCTTTTACGGTATCACGGCAAGATATCGCCGGAATATTGCGGAAGCGATTTACAGGCCGCCTTCAGGTGTTTTGATTTCCTGCCTGTCTGGGGTTTGTTCAATCATATGGAACGTTGTCAAGTTTGAAGAAATTGACAGTCAGCTTCCGGCTATTACCACTGGAATGGACGCGCGGATAATCAATGGATATACCTGTCTACTCTTATGCAATGGAATTCCGTTTTCTGATTTTACGCCTTCCGTTTCAAGTGGCAATAAAGTCCTTGAATGGGTTTTGACAGGCAATCGGGCGCAACTGAAATTCTGTAATGAAATTTGGAAGGAACTAGATACATGAGTGATGATCCCCAAACTAAAATCGAGGCATTGAAAAAGATTGAAGATTCCATTGCTGATATTGTTGCAGAGACTGAAAAAATAAATGAAGTAAATAAGAAAATCACAGACGCTACAGGAAAAGTTTTATTAACGGAAAGATAAAAAAGAATGTCAGAAGTCCATCAATGGGTTAATACATATCCCGCGCCGCTTTCTCCAGGACAAACTATATCTGGCGCAAAACCCGGAGAACAGATTGCAAGGGCGATTAGTGAAATTCAAGGTGTAATCTCTGCGATTCAAGGGGCGGATGAAGACGATGAACCATCGGATATTGAAACGCAAGTGGCAAATCTTGCCACGGCGGTTGCAAATCTCGCCGCTTCCATTGCAAACTTTTCCCAAAATAGCTCTGGAACTAATGAATCTAGCCCAGGTATTCCCGATGGTATGGTCTGGCAGATGAAAAATGGCAATGCCGTCTGGGATTGGGTGAGGGCAACAGCATGAGTCAACCATTCACAAATCCTACAGGGGCGACATGGCAAACACTATTAAACGAAATTACACTGGCCTATAGCGAGCGGCGGCAGGCGATCGGCCTGTCCGCATATACGCCGACTGTAAATAGGGATGTTCAAAAGGCGGCGTATTGGTCGGACTTACAAGTTTGGCTTGAAATATATTGTACGTTATTTATTGATTTTGATAATGGCCCACTGACCGACGCGGAGGATGACTATCTATTTTGGACTGTAGACAACTGGCGCGCGGCGGCAGGTATCCATCAAAACGGCTTCCGACGCAAATATGGCCCGAAGGAAGCACTGGTTACCGCTTTTGGCCAGATGCAATCCGGGGATGCTATTGGCCCGTGGATATTCGAGGATTTGCAAAAGGGGTTTGGGGCGTTGCGATGGACAGCATATCATCCCGAAAAACAGTGGGATTATTATTGTCGGGATTATATCGCTCCGCCGGATAGGTGGCCAGACGATCTGCCGCATAGAGATAATCCCTGGATTTTTTCTAAACTCAATAACTTAGCGCGGCCGGTAAAAGTATATCGGCCTGCTGATAATGGGCCGTTAGAGTTTGGCAGCCGAGGGCCTGACGATTACGGCAAGCTTAACGGCGTTTTAATTCCGGGCGGACATGACATTACGCAGGAATTTTTTGCCCTGACAGGAGAAAACACAATTAGGATCGAAACATGGGATATATATGGAGCTGATATCGGTTTTTACGGAAGCGATTGGCTTGCAAAATGGGATTTTACAAACGCATGAGAATTTTATTATTCAGCTCAATCCATATTCAAGACAGAGCACAAGCCGATTCTCTGTCCAGTGATTTAACGGACTGGAAACGCCGGTGTGGGAGGGTGGTCAAGATTCCGCCGAACATGTTTCTTGTGGAGCGCGGGGAATATCAGCCGACAACGCTTTCCTTGCCGGTAATTTCGGCGCATATCCCGGACAGCAAGCCATATCATTGTAAAGATTGGTCGTACGGGGTGGCCGCCGGACATGTCGGACTGCATTATGCAATGCAACAGCCCTTTGATCTCTGCATTATATTTGCCACTGACGCGATTCTCGGCGTCCCCCTGCAGGATATAGCCGAAGAATTTATGACCCGCTCAGAAATCGCTGCTGGCCCACTCTGGCATGGAAGCCCAGATACTCATTTGATTCTGCTAAAAAAGCAGGGGGTAATTGACATGCTTTATTCAATCCCATTCACGCCACTTGGCGCAAACCGCATATATTTTGAGCACGCTTTAAGCATCGCCTTTCATGGCCGCTGGTGGAACCCGTGGCCGGAAATCAAAACAGTCCGACAAGAATATAATACCCCCGAACTTTATCAGGGGACAGACGAGGAGATAATAAAATCATGGCCTATATTAGCCAAAGCAAGCCCAGAACTAATCCGGGCATACAAACAGGCGCGCCCCATCCCTTTAACCGCGTAGAGCGCATAAGAATGGCGGAAGAATGGGATTCTGTCATCCGTCAGAATCACAAATACAGGGGGGGGGCTAATCCACCTGTCATTTATGATTTTTCCCCACCTTTTTTATTTGATTTCCGCATAAAGTCCACCCGGCGCATGGGAATAGGTGATCAAATATGTCTCTTGACCGCAATTCAGGGTGTTGCTGATAAAATCGGGCCGGAAAACGTCTCAATCTGGTACGACCCGGCATATCTGGGGAGTGCCGACATATTTCCCATGGGAGGCCTGTCCGCAATCCCGATCTCTGCCTTTTCAGGGGATGTCCAGGAATATGCCAAGGGCTATACCGTCATCCCATGCCGGGGGCATATCATGGATTGTCCGCTTGGTGGGGAACATATATGTTACTATGGGGAGCATACCGGCAATCCACTTGATGAGATTTATTATTCCTGGGGTTGGCATAATCTTATTAGGGGGGGGGACGTTTGCCCCCGGTTATATCCGCCGCGTGATGCTGTAGCAGAAGCCCAAAGAATAGCCGCAAACATTATGCCCTTTGTCTGCTGTACGCCTCTGGAAGTATCACGGCATAACAACAACTGCACGCCTGAAAAATGGGGGGAGGTCTTGAATCAGTCAGATAGTCAACCTCTTATCCTTTTTGGATGCGCTCCCAAAGAGAGATCAGAACTTGAATCCATGATTGACGGCATGAATCTCAATCGTAAATACCAGATCATATCCGTATCTCTGCAGACATGGAAAGCTCTGATTGATTTAGCATCTGCAAGTTATACAGGCAACTCATGCGGATTGTGGCTGTCAATGGCAAGCAAGACTATGACATATCTTTTGCAACACGACGATCCAAACCATACGCATAACCATATGTGGAGCTGGAAAAAATCATGGAAAACAAAAAATATTATTTTATTAAATGCGTAGGTACTACTTTAGGGGCGGGCTCCCTCGTTCCATCGTATCATCTCGACTTTCAAATACACGTAATGCTTAAAAGGTTTTGATACTCTACATGGCAGAGACACTTACAACAGGAGAGGTTTGCAAACTCTACGGCATTGGCCGAGAACAACTGGAGGTATGGGTTAAAAACGGCTGTCCGGTTGTCGGCAAGCGCAAGGCTGGTCCAAAGGGCGGTCGGCCTCATAACCTTTTTGACCCGAAATCACTTGCGGCCTGGGCGTTGGCGCACAACAAAAAACCGAAAGGAATTGAAGGGGCAATCCTTAAGGCTGTTACTCCGCCAGAATTGCCGAAAGAATCCCCGGCGCAGAATACTCCCCGAAAGGTTGTTGACCCACCGGCACAACTCGACCTTGTCCGTGGACAATATGCCAGCCTTATGAGCAGGTATGCCAGATTGGTCAACACTAACGGGGACAATGTAGAGATTGCCACAATTTCCCGCGCCCTGACCGCGAAGGGAACGGAACTGCGCTTGCTGGAAATGGACGTTCTTGAATGGAAAAAACAAACCGGGGCTTTATGCGACTACGCTGAAATGCAACGGCTTTTTGTTGACCTTGCATCCGGTGTCCGGGAAAGAATCATGGCGTTGCCGAATGAACTTGCCCCGGTATTGCGGGAATATCTGCGCGACCCGGATGACGCCGGGAAGGTGAGGGATGAAATTGATCAGGCTATCAGGCACGCACTTGCGGCATTGCCAGATGAATTGCCGGAGAAAGAGAGATGACACATCGAAGCAGAATAGTTAAAGCATGGAACGACGCTATCAAACCGCGCCCGCACCTTGCCGTGGATGAATGGGTGGAATCGCCAGACGGCATTGTTCTGTCCAGCCGTTCCAGCGGAATCCCTGGCCCGTTGAAATTGCGACAAACACCATACCTGCGCGAACCTCTCCGGGCGTTTAATCATTCCGGCATTCAGCGGATAAGCCTTTGTTTTGGGACACAGGCCGGAAAGACTACGTTTGTATTTTGTCTTTTGGGTTATATCATTGACTATGACCCCGGCCCAACAATGCTTGTATATCCGACATTGAACATGGCGCGGGGCGTGAGTAAGGACAGAATACAACCTATGATTCAGGACTGCCCGAACTTGCGGCGACATTTGACCGGGGCTGTAGATGACTTCCAGCTTTTAGCCTATACCCTTGACCGGTTGACGGTCAGATTTGCTTGGTCAAATTCCGAATCTGCCACACGCTCCCACCCGATCAAATATCTGCTTAAAGATGAACTCTCGGCTTTTGCACCGGGCGCGTCCAGTGCGGCAGACCAGCGCGTCAAAACTTTTTGGAACCATAAAATTGTTTCCACGTCCACGCCGATGCACGAAGATGACCCTATGTGGCGGGAGCTTGGCCTTGAACAGCGCGAAGAAACCGCAAAAGGGGAAGAACTCTTTAACACGTCTGCTTGGATACCCAAAAGCGCAACAACGGTTTATTTTTACCATGTCCCATGCCCGCATTGCGGAGCCATGATCCGGCTTGAGTTTTCTGGCTTGCGTTGGCCGAAGGATTGCGCCATCCGGGACTTGGACGCGAAAGCATGGTATGAGTGCCAAGCCTGCAAAGGTCAAATCACGGACGCGCAAAAGACCAAAGCCGTTGAGGCTGGTAAATGGCAGACGGAGAATCCCGGCGGCAAGTGGGTTGCATATCATATGAACAGTCTTTATCCGCGCTGGGACTCTTGCCGCTTCGGGGCCATAGTCCGCGAATACCTACGGGCAAAAATGAGCCAAGACCCGGCACAGATGCAGGAATTTGTCAATAACTATTTGGCCCTGCCTTACAGCCTTGAACAGGCCGGAATTGAACTTGTTTCGGACGCGGCGATTGACAACGCATTAGACACCTATCAGCGCAATACTCTACCCGCTGGCGTAAAAGCCCTCGTGCTTGGCGGGGATGTACAGGGCGATTGCGCTTATTATGTCGTCATCGGTTTTGGTTCAAATTCCGAAGCGTGGATAATCTCATGGGGACTTGTCGCCAGCGAAATGGAACTGCCAGGGATTTTAACGCGCCGCCTTGCACATCCATCCGGCGCACTTATGCGGATTGTCGGCGGGGCAGTTGACGCAAGATATAAAGGTCAATCCGTTTTTGATGTTTGCCGAAAATACCGCGTCTTAAAACCTGTGCAAGGACAGGATATTATCCGGGAGCCAGGCAAGACAACTCCGATCCCATACAAGACATGGACACCTGACCGGGACATTAAAGGCCGCACGCCAGTTAATGCCTTGACCGGATTATCAATCAATACGGTTTATTTCAAGCAGATCATCTACGGCCGTTTGAATCCGGCGGAAGGCCAGCCGCGCATCTTGCACCTGCCGGTGGATGCGGATGAAATGTTGACCAGGCATTTACAGTCCGAGCAGGAAATCTTGAGCCGCAAGCGCGGAAGCGCGGGGTTTGAAAAGAAGTGGGTAAAGCGAAAAGGGTTTGACGCCAATCACCTTTTAGATTGTACCGTATATGCCTTTGCGATTGCGCACGCTCTTAAACTGTTTCGCTTGTCCGATGCCGCCGGACTTTTCGGGGCCGCGAAACCGCAAGCGACAGAAGGACAGACCGAACAGCAATCGGACGTTCAACAGCCACAGCCGGCCCCACGTCCGCCCCCGGCGCGGAAACAATATCTGCCGCTTATCAGTGGATACTTAACAAAACGATAAAGGAGACCATGAAAACGAAAATAAAACTGCCGGACATTGACGGAATCCCCGTCCACTGTTCGCACGATAGAATTGTGCCGCTTGGAGAATTGAAACCAAACCCGCGCAATTACAACAAGCACCCGGAAGCACAAATCGCGTTGCTGGCAAAAAACATCAAGGCTGTCGGCTGGCGGCACCCGATCACGGTCAGTAATTTGTCCGGGCAGATCGTAGCTGGACACGCACGGCTTGAAGCGGCAAAGAGACTTGGATTATCTTCTGCCCCGGTCAACTTCCAAGACTTTAAGAACGATTCAGAGGAAATGTCCGTTCTTATCGCGGACAATCGTCTTGCTGAATTGGCGGAGCCGTCCTTGCCGGAAATCAAAGACCTTTTGCTTGAATTAGACACCGGCGCGATGGACATAGGTTTAACCGGCTTTGACGAAAAGGCGATGGAGGATTTGATGACGCAGTTCCATCCGGATGATGAAAAGGAATCCGCCGCACTCGGTGAAAAATACGAGGTGATTATCTCTTGCGCGTCAGAATCTGAACAAGAAAAATTACTGAAACGATTTACAAAAGAGGGGTTAAAATGCAAAGCGTTCATATTGTAAGAGAGTCAGCCATTGATCACTCGCCCCGCGTAATGATGTTAGAGGGCATGTTTGATATTCCGGTTGCCGAAAAATCGCGGCATGAATGGGATGTTGCGCTTGACTTGCCGGATAAATGGAATATCGGCGTTATTGTCGGGCCGTCAGGATGCGGCAAGACAACGATTGCGCGGGAGTTATTCAAAAAATCTATGGCCGATAAATGGCCGTGGAAAAAATCCGCGAGCGTTATTGACTCGTTCCCTGCAACCATGTCCTTACGGGATATAACAGCGTTGCTTTCATCGGTCGGCTTTTCAAGCCCGCCGTCATGGCTGAAGCCTTTTTCGGTTCTTTCAAATGGTGAGCAATTCCGCGTTCATCTTGCGCGAACATTGGCGGAAATGAAGGACCTGGCCGTCGTGGATGAATTTACATCCGTCGTGGATAGAACCGTTGCCAAGATTGGTAGCGCGGCGATTGCAAAAACAGTTCGCAAACGTGGGCAGAAATTAATTGCAGTCAGTTGTCATTATGACATTCTTGACTGGCTGGAGCCGGATTGGGTTTATGAGCCCGCTATAAACCGTCTGGCAAGGGGGTCGCTTTGGCGACGGCCTAAAATCACGCTCAATATCCGGCACGTGGATAAAACAGCTTGGCAGTTATTCCGCCAGCATCATTATTTGAGTTCTAATTTGTTAAATTCGGCGGCTTGCTTTTGCGCCTTCGTTGAAAATCAGCCTGCAGCTTTTTGTGCAATATCTTCATTCCCGCATCCGATTGTTCCGTCATGGAGAATTCATCGCCTGGTAACTCTTCCAGATTTTCAAGGGGTCGGGATTGGTAACGCTTTGATGGATTTTTGCGCCGGACTTTACGCCAATGAAAAACCAGTTTCGATTTGCACGTCGCACCCGGCATTAATGCGTTCCATGAGCGCACGGAAAAATTGGATTATGACATCAAAACCAGGACACCGAGGAAAACAGGGCGGGGCGTCTATTGCCCCGCATGACTCGAGTCGTGGGCGAATAACGGCAGGCTTTCGATTCCGCGGGAAGGTGTTACCGGAAGAATATCGAAAGTTTGGGCTGGATAAATCACGTTGTAAAAACCTTGCTTCCCCTTGACCGGAAACGGCGTGATCGGGCGCACATCGGTCAGCACCCAGGCAAAACATTCGGGCTGATACGCGATATGCGCCGCGTCGGCATCGGCGGGAACAAACTCGCGCACATCGGCCAGATGGACAACGCAGAGAGCCATGCCACGCAAATAGTCGGCATATTTTCGCTGGGTGGAAATAATCAGCAACTCTCCCCGATAACCAGTTTTCCAAGACCTAATTTCGAGCGTCTTTTTGCCCGTAGCGATCAACGTCGCCCAGGGGTTATGGATTGATATGGCTCTCATTTCGGAAGCAAGTTTTGGATATTCCCGCGACGGAAGCAATGAAAAAACGGAGCGCATCCACGGAACCCTTGATTCTATTGACTTTTCTGCATCATTTTTATTACGATTTTTGTTGACTATTGGTAAGAAAATAGTAGGATTGTAGTCAGAAAGAGAGAGATGTACTCTCTCTAAAAAGTTGCCCCGCGTGGTTGTAGCCACCGGGGCACGGTCACGGTAACAATAACATAAAGGAGCCCGAAACCATGACGAACGAAAATAAAGCAGAAAACAAAAAAGAAGGCAAGGAAACAATCAAAGGGATGCTCGAAAATTGTGCGGGGAGTGAGTATTTGAGCTCGCGCGATAAACGCAACATCAAATCATACACAGATGCGTTGCAAGCAATCTATGATCGCGCGCTTGAGGATTATGATCATTACTGCGCAAAGCATATTGATCTGCATGAGCGCTATCGCGCAATCAAGGCGGATGCTGGGTATATATCGCGCTTTGCGCGCCGGCACATTTTGCCATGCCGGGGGACGCTTGATGAGATGATTAAGCAAGTCGCGCTCGCGGAATTGCATAAAAATAAAAAGTGCGGAACGGGAAAAGAAACGCGCGCGGATGAGGCGAAGCGCGGACATTTTGCCGCGCTTACGCGGAAATATCATGCTCATTGTGCCCAATGGGGCGACTATGCGCCCAGTCGGTTGACGGTCTATAATACACATATCTATCGCAATCGTGCATATTATGAGTATTATAATTGCGATAATAAGATTGTGCGTGGGTCAACGCGATTGTTTTTGCGCCGTGACGGAAAACGATATTGCAATGTATCCGCAAAATTGCTTTGCGTTGATGATATTTCCTGGACGGGCATCTCTTTATCAAGTGCCTTACAGTCGCTCCGCCGCCGCGATGTCGCCGACTGGGGGCGTGACAAAATAGGGATATATATCACGCTCGACGGTAACGATAAATATCATCTCCGCCGCGTTGCTGACATCAATGATGCGATCATTACCCTTCGTCGCCGCGCGAATGAACGTAGGATGGTTGAGCGCAATGCAAACCTCGACACGATTATCGCGCAACGAGGATACGCTATCCTTGTATCTATTGATGATAGCGTTAAGTCCGGAAACTGCCCGATGGGAACGGAAAAATTCCGCGAACACGTGAAAACAGAATATCAATACGATGCGCAAGTTATCAGTGCTGATTTGTTGCTTGCGATCCGTGATGATGAGTTCACGCGCCGTGCCGCCAGGTGGGCGTTGTTAAATCAAAAAGTTGCGTAAAAAAAGAGAAAAAAGGAGGAATGAAATGAAAATATCAATCAGTTTGCCAGATGAGTTGTATAAAAAAATCACCGCCCGCGACAGAAAAGACCGGGGGCTATCTTGGAGCATTTACACGGACATAGACAGATACCTGCGCGTAATGTCTGCCAGCAAACCCTCGCTGATCGAAAATGAGGCGATGCTTTTGTGCGATGTCCACAACGGGACAATCCTGCAATCTGACCTCGCGGAGCATTACAACGAGTCGCTCTGTTGGAATGTTGAGGATTCGGAGCCGGATGGGGTTTTTGAAAAATGGAAAGTGGATAAGGAAAAATTCTTAAAGAAAATCAGGTCATTCACACCTGCGGAGGCCTGCTCCGTCGTTGACTCCATTGAACAGTGGTGGGAACAAGACAAGCCGGACAGCAAAAACCTGCGAAAGTTTTTTAATATTACAAAATAAGTTTTGGCAACAAGGAGGCCGGGGGTAACTCCCCGGCCTTTTTTTTAGACATGATTTTCCAGTATTTTTCCGCGTCTTCCCGCTTGACTAATCCCCGGTAATGGTTAAACAGGACTCCCGGCAGTCCGGCATGTCCAAGTTCAAGGGCAGTCCGCCCAGCGTCCCCGAAGGCGGCAAGGTGATATGACGCAAAGCTATGTCTCATGCCGTTGGCAACCCATTTCACGCCCGTTTCTTTAAGCAGTTTTATCAGTCGCCTTCTCCGCGTGATGTCCGGGGGAGCAATTTTGCCGGACGGTTTAATATGGGGCGCAAGCCAAGCCGCCAGATTGTCCGATATGGTTACGTGTCTTTGCCTTCGCCGCTTTGCCACTTCCGGACGCACGGTGATAATCTTTTCAGCCAGTTTTATATCCGTCCATTTCAGCCCCTTCAATTCCGCTGTCCGCAATCCCCCAAAAAAGCCGATGGCCAGCCAGGGAATGATTGTAGTATATTTTTCCTTTGCCCCAGCGAATAGTTTTTCCACGTCCGGCACGGTAAAGGCTTCGGGCAAGGTTTCATCAATTTTTGGTCGCTCCAAGTCGGATGCTGGATTATGGTCTATCAGTTTTTGTTTTACGGCATAGTTAAAGAATCCAATTAAATAGGTGATATAATTACGCCGATTTGCGGGGTGAAATTTATGGTTATCAAGCCAGTCTTTCAGGGTTTCGGTCGTTACCTCGTGAATGTTTTTATCTCCCACATCGGCGGCCAGGCAACCTATTCTGCATTTAATTTCAACCAGGGAAGCGGGACGCAGTCCGATTGCCGTTTTGCCCGTAAGGTAAGACGCGTAAAGTTCCCTGACCGTTTTTGTGCCGCCTGCCGGGTGAAAGTGGCGCATATAGAAATCTACAGCAACGGATAAAGGAACGGGTTTGAGCCGTTTGATGGCGGCATAAGCCTCAATGCGTTCTTTGTCCGACAGACGGAATCCGGCCCGGCCGTCTTCTCGTATTTCCCGCTGGCGACAGTTAATCCAAAACTTAGCATCTGATACCGTTTCAAACGTCTTGCGCTTCCGTTTTCCACGGGAGTGTAATTCAGCTTGCCAAACGTCCCCGCGCTGGCGTATTATGCCGCCGTTGTGTTTTAAAATCTGTTGGTAATAGGGCAT